TCAATCAATTTGACTATACGTTTCTCTCATCTCCCTGATTGTGTCCGTAATCTGCCGACGTCTTGCCAACTCTTTGGCAGCATGATCGGCATAGATTTGATGCACTGCGGGATTAACAAACCACGCTTTCGGCTTGCCACGGGTATCAAGACCGGACGTATCAGCCGCGAGCCATCCGTGCGCGGCCAGGCTGTCGGTGATCTTGTGAATCTCCCAGTCCTCAAGCGCGCGTGATGCGCGCCAGCCTAGCGTCATATCGCGACGTGTGATGCGCTCGAAGCCTTTGGCAAGGATGAAGCGGCCAAGCTGGCGGATGTGCTCTGTCTTATCGTTTGCGTCGATGATCTCAGTGTAGAAATGGATGGCATGGGGCAGCAGAAAGCCACACATCAAGCGCTCGACACGGGCGGCAGTTTCGCCAGAGACTTTGACCTGTGTCGGGAATGCCGCGTTTGCCGTGCAATCAATGACGTGATACAGCAGCGCCAATCGGGCAAAAAGGCCATCCCACTTGCCAAGCCATGCCATCAAATGCGGATGGTCAGCAGCGGCAATGATCTTGCGCGAGTACTCGCTTACCCTCTCGCGTGCCTTGTGCGCTTGCTCGGTCATGGTCACCACCACGTCGTCAGCTTGCAGGCGTTCCAGCTTGTCGAAAAGTTCTTTGTAACGCTCCATTGCACGCATATCAGGGCAGCGATCAGCATCAGCCACAGCCGGGCGAGCGCAGACCACCATAAAGCGCTGCAGCAGCCCGTCATGGCCCATAGAGCTGGCCACACGGCGGATCATCTCCTCTTGGATACCGCCAATCATGCAGACCGACCAGTTCGGGATGCTGATGCTGCCACGGGTCACGCGGTCGATACTGCGCCGCCCCCCGTTGTATGCTTCGAGCCAGTGCGCGCGATCCATTGACGCGCCCTTTGCGCCGCCCTTGTAGGCGTCCATGCTGGCAAACCACCCGGTAAGCTCGTCTTTAAGGCAGAGGATGCCGCGCGGGTTGTCTTTCAGCACCTCAGAGAGCGCCTCGACGGTCGTATCTTCAACGAGCAAGCGGCGCTTCTTCGGCACTTCTGGCGGTGATAGCGGCTTGCCGCCGTCCTTTTTCGCGTCCTTGTTGGCTGCTTTCCACTCGTCAAGGTGCAGCTGGTACGCGCCCCACTCGCTTGCGTTGGTGTCGGCCATGATGCCATCCAGTCGCTTCACATGGCGCACAGCCTTAGCGATGGCCGGCGATTTCCTGGTAGACGGATCGCCGACAATCGCCAGCCAAAGGCGGGCGGACTCCTTCCACGTCGGGTCGTGCCGTTTTGGTTGCAGCTTGATGCCGTCAGTGATGCAGGCGGCAGCGGAAACGAGCGCGGACATGCCAACAATGCTGTGATCGCAGCCAAGCAGGGCGGATTGATCGGCAACGTAATCAACCAGGCAATCGGGCAGTACGTCCAGCGGCATGACGGGCGGCTGTGTTACGCAAAAAATATCAAGCGGGATCGCATTTGATGCCGAATCGTCGTCGGCTTGTGGCTCGGCCTCTGCCTCTTGATCGTAATCAACAATCTCGCCTGTGTCTGCGTCGATGTTTGACGGTGGGCGGGCAATGATCGGATCAAAGCGAGGCGGAGGCTCTGGAGCGGTGCGCGGCTTTGATTTACCGGACTCAAAAGCGGATCGCATGGTCGCGGCGATCTCTTGCCTGTCCAGCCCAGCCTGTAATGCGGCGCTTTCAATCACCGACCATGCGAGCGTTTCGGAAATTGCCCCACCGCCAACCAATTGCGCGATGCCGTGGGCCTCGGTGTTAAGGGTGTCATTGCGCGTACCTGGCGCAGCGGATGCGATGCGGTTTTGTGCATTGTCCAGTGCGGCCAGCGCGTATTTGTTCGGCATCGCTGCGGATATGGTGGCCACAGGCGTGCGGATCTGCCCGGGCTGGCGTTCTGGCTTGGCCTCAATGATTGCGATCTGGCGAAGGCGATCAGCCGGCACGATCTCGATTTCATCCGGGCATTCCAATACCGCAGACATGCGGTGTGGTCGCTCTGGTGTGCTGTTGCCTTTTTGCGACAGTGTGCCGTAGACCTTGCAAATGCGGCTCGCGTTAAAAACCTTGCGGTCAACTGACGACGCAGCGCAGTCGAAGCGCCGGGCAAGGCCAGCAAGCACGCCACGGCATAGCGTGCGTGCGCCGTCGTCATTCGGCAGGTCGATACGGTAAAGAAGATGCGCGCCATTGCCTGAATCGGCGAGGATCGGATCAGGCCAGCCCTCGAAGGTCAGAAAGTCGGCGATCTTGCGGGCCTTGGCGATGGCGTCGGAATGCTCTTGGGCTGTGCTGCTACAGTCGGCCGGGCGTGTCGGGTCGATGTCGACAAGCAGCCACTTGCGTCGGGTGATTTTTGAATCATCGGCCAGCGTGTTGCGGTCAGCGAAATAGATCAGCCGATTTGTGGCGATAGCGTCGACCGGGTTCAGCGTGAAATAAACAGCCGGGCAAGTGCCGGAAAGATCGGCGGCGGCCTTGGCGAACGCGTCAACGTCATCGAAGAAGCCGGAAATGGTGCCGCGTGATGATTTGACCACGCGCAGCTCGATGGTGCTGCCTTGGGTGATGATGTTTGAGAAAAAGCGGGATATTTCAGCGGACACAGCAATTTTACTCCCGTAAAGTTTGACGCAAAGAAAAATCGGGCATGGCCGCGTCACGGGTTGGCCATTCGTCACCCGGCTAGCTAGGCCGGATCAAGCCCGAATCGGAAAGGTAACAGAGCCCGGACTGCGCCGGGTTTGATTTAAGTCATGCGAGTCAGAACGGACTGCGTCAGAACGG